GTTGGCAATTAATTCTGGCTCACCTGGCCTGTTCCAAAGTTGTGGTCCGTCAACAGTTAGTATATCATTGTCGGTATTGTCTTCTGATCCGATACCATTCAAGATCAAAAATCTTGTACCAATGCTGGGGTTTAACAAAGCATCAGTGATTTTTATATTTTGTGGATCAATAATAGCATTAATAGGTAAAAGAGTATTTACTGGCAAAGTGTCTTGATCTACAGTAAACAACAATAAACTATCATCTGTGGGATGGTAAGCCACTGTACCCACCACAGTGATTCCATCGTGCTCTAGTCTAATCTGACTCAAACCATTTTTTAATAAATTGACATTTGGCCCTGCACCAGCAAGCTCGCCAAAACTGCGTACAGCAATACGCCAATTGCCTTCAGATAAAGGTGGTTCGGTGCCATCATCGAATTCGATGTCGCTATCGTTTACATAAAGTTTTAGTGTATTGTCTAAATAAACCACATTTAAATTGATAGGAGTATAAATTTGTTTGGTTGATATAACACTACCAGCAATATCGTAGTATGTTTCTATTTGATTTATGTCGCTACTGGGATCATAAACGCTGGCAATAATTTTTTGTATCACGCCCTGTTTCTTAATTTTAGCAGGCGCACTTATCCAGATAGGAATTTCAAATGTATACGAAGCTATATCTATGGGATCTTCGGCACCAACTGGAACAGTGCGACTACTAAGTGTTTGATCAACCAAATTTATCACGCTTAGGCTAGTCCAATCAATGTAACTGTCAGAACTTTGTACTTCAAGGCTAGGATTGAATAATACTGCTATCTGTTCAATTAGTTGTAGTTTTTGATCAGTATTGGTTGTCCACAAATCGACCTTTATAGTTAATATATAAGGGACGGGCATTAGACGTTCTACAGTAACAAGATCACCTTGTAGATTAGTGTATTCTCCTGTCGAAGCATCATAGGCACGTTCACGGATACGCATTTTACTAACATGCTGTGGTTCTTGTACTCTGGCTCTATCATACTTTAATCCGGCCATATACACTGCCATAGCCGGAACTGTGGGTAAGCTATTGGCTGAATTTTTGGCTATTATACTTGATACCTGTCGACTGCTGTCACCATAATAAATCGGAACTCGCAATAAACTGGCCATACCATTGCTGTCTTTGCCTAACATGATCTGAAAGTTGTTCATTAATCTTATAAATTGTTGAACGTACCTTCTTATTTGACCTGAATAAAAATATGAACTCATTAATCTGCCCTAGGTTTTAACGCATTGTGTAAACTTTGCTTTTCTGGTTGTTCGTCGCCGTAGACATCAACAAATGTGTTTGAGTTAGTAATAAAGCTATTTCTTTGTGTTTTATTGTTTCCACTATTGTTAGTGATGTTGGTTCGAACTTTATCCTCTATCTTACGCCACCTTACACCGTCCCATCTAAACAGTCGATTAGGCACAAAATCAACTCTCAAGCAGTAGTCACCAATCATTGGTTCGTTGGGAAAAACCACGCTCTGAACAACGTTCTCACCATTTGGTGCTGTTTCAGTACTACCCAAATAGGCGTTAACGCTGAAATTGGCTGTGTTCTCATCTAGACTTCTATGATAGATAGGTGTAGTATCATAACCGCTTTTTGGCAACTCAACTTCGGCTTGAGCAACTATAGCATCATTGATGCTGGTATAAGCGTTATAAGTACTCATTATTTCTCTTAACGGTGTATTGCTATCTTCACTAATTGTAATTTTATTAATAATATCTCTATATTCTTGACTATCAACTAGTGGATTAAGTTTACAACGCCAAATATGGCTCCACCATGTTGGGCTATAGCCCTCAGAACCGCGTGTAGCTTCAGTAATTACAAAGAAGCGTTTTAACGCTGCTGGTATATCGGCATCTAATGTATCGTAATCAATAAGGTGCTGTAGTTCTAAAACATCACCATTCATGAGTTTTCGACCTATAGTGTTTAACATATCATTGTAATGAAATGCCATGTATAGAGTACCGGTTTGTAAGAAAAGACCAAATTGACTCAAATCAAAGCTATTGTCTTGTACTTGATAACAGCCGCGCATCTTATAAACGTTTTCTTCATATTTCCTATCTCTGTTTTCAAGAAATAATAAGTCTTGAATGTTGAGTTCGCTTTGGGTAGTATTGGCAGGCTGAGTTAGGTCAGTAGATCCGGTTTGGGCAATGGGACCTAGATATTTGTGTATAAGTATACCAGTGCCCGAAGCATTCATAAACTCAGAGATGTTTCTATCAAAAAAACGGTAATCGTTAGAATGACGTCCATCACGCCACAGGCTAATTCTAGGCAAGATTGCTCTCCAAATATGTTGTATTTATGGATTTGACATCGGTTAACTTCGCATATATAATAAGAACATGGACGAGGAAACACTAGCTATCTATGACGGTCTGCCCGAAAGGATCAGGGACATTCGACCCTATACTGTCAAGCGAGATCTGCTAAAAATGTACCGAACCTGCGAAAATTTCCGGCGGGAAATAGCCCGAGAGCAAGTAAACAGCAGAAACAATATACAAAATCATAAACTGTTGGATTTAAACAACAAGTTCCGGGAATCAGTGACAAATCTTGATCAGTATGTTACACTAGCATTATTGTCAATTTAGGAGTGATCATGGCCCAGATCAAAGGCATTAAAGTACCCAAAAAGAAGGCACCTATCCGTACCCAGATTCAAGCCGACGAGAAAGCTACAGGGCCAGAACCGCAATGGGACACTGAACGAGCTTTGAATTTTGATACCGAAACGTTTGATCACCACTTGCGTAAGAGTTTTCATTACTACAACTATCATTATAGTACAAAACAAGTTCGCAAGCACTTGAATGACTGGCTGCGCCGCAACAGTAAATTGGACAAGAAAAAGTTAGCTAGATTTGAGCAGATCGCTGACCGCTATGTATTGATGACTCCGTGTAGTCTTATAATGGCGCATCGTGTGGGCATGCCTTTGCTAGATAGACACGTTAAGTATATTCACGACCAAGTAGAGTACAGCCTAACTCTCGCAGCCAAGAGCGGTGACATGGGTGAATCTAAAGAAGCTCGCCCTGAACAAGTGGTAGAACGCAAGGTTACTATACAAGATCGACTACAAGAGCGTACTAGTGAGCTGATTGGCGAAATCGAAGGGCACTATGACGAAGTATTAAAGGGCGCTAAGTCAGACTTCAAAGTTTATGACTTTCTCACTGTCAACAAGGTTCCGCAAAGCCAATTAGGTAAATATGAACTGGTGTTCCAAAATCGTGTTCAAGAACTAGTGGCTGCTCAGGACAAATCAGATGGACAATTGGTGGAGTCTTACCGTCATTATCGGGCTGGTGATTACAAACGTCTTTTTACCTTTCTTGCTGATCTTTTGGCTGGAATTGAGCAGTACCGCGGCGTTAAGAAAGCAGTTAAGAAAGCTCGAGTGCGTAAGGCACCAGCCAAAGAGAAAGTGGTGGCTAGGCTCAAGTACGCAAAAGAAGATCGCGGACTCAAAGTTGTTAGTATCAATCCCACTGACATTATTGGTGCCCAAGAGCTTTGGGTCTTTAACACTAAGACTCGTAAACTGGGTCGGTATGTGGCAGAATCCATGGGCCAACTTGGTGTTAAAGGTACGTCAATTACAGGCTTTGACGAGGCCAAAAGCCTAGCCAAGACCCTGCGTAAACCCGATGAACAACTTAAAGAGTTCGCACGAGCAGGCAAGGTAGCACTACGAACTTTCTTAAAAGATATCAAAGCAGTAGAGATTAAGCTAAACGGGCGTATTAGCGAAGATACCTTACTACTTAAAGTGGCGTAAAGTGTTAGTCCTACGATAAATAAATTATCGTAGGACTCTTCTATGGCCGTCACTAAAAAAACTGGACTTGATAATAAGAACGCACTAATAACTCAAAACCTAGGTGGTCCTGGGCCTATAGCCTATGACGATACGCTATACACTACCCTAGATACCAAGTATAATGAAATTATAGATTACATACGTCTACGCCTTGGCGACGGTATGGTTGATGTTGAGCTCGATAAAGAGCATTATGATTTGGCTATTAAAACAGCCCTTCTTAAGTACAGACAGAAATCTAGCAATAGTGTGGAAGAAAGTTATGCTTTTTTAAACCTATTACCCGAAACACAAGAGTATATACTACCAGCAGAAATCATGCAGGTACGTCAAATATATCGTCGTGGGATTGGATCCGTGACAGGTACTACAGCTAGTCAATTTGAGCCTTTCGCCAGCGGTTATTTGAACACTTACATGTTAGTGGCGGGCCGCGTTGGTGGCTTGGTTAACTATGAATTGTTTACACAGTACCAAGAAATGGCCATGCGTTTCTTTGGTGGGCACATGAACTATACGTTTAACAACGTAACCAAAAAACTTACTATTGTAAGGAAGATGCCGGCTACAGGTAAGAATGTTTTTCGTGTTAATGTTATGACTGCTACAGGCACAGATGTTGGTAGCACTATCACTTTATCGGTCAACAGCGAGTTTAACATTTCAGTGGGCGATAGTGTAATAATTAACAACTGCCCAATTTCTGGATACAATGGCAATTACTCGGCTCAGACTGTAGACATTGGCGCAAAAACAATAACAATCACGGCTATCAACACACTCGCTGCCACCACAGTATCGGGCTTTGATCTTAGTAAAACTGAAATTACTAGTCCTGTGACAGACAGTCCAGCTGAAAGTGTGTTGTTACACATATACAATTACAAACCAGATTCCATGATCTTAAATGACTACATGATTTTCCCCTGGATACAAGATTATGCTTATAGTTTTGCTAAACGTATTCTAGGTGAAGCTCGTAGCAAATTTGCTAGTTTAGCCGGCCCCGGTGGTGGTACTACTCTAAATGGATCCACCCTTGTAGCCGAAGCTAAGGAAGAAATGGACAAGTTAGAAGAAGATCTAAAGCGTTATGTCGACGGTGCTATGCCATTAACATGGGTGATAGGATAATGAAAATATCAGAAATTGTTCTAGAAGGAAAAAAGGGCAAGTTAAGCAAGCATGCTGAAAAGGCCATGCACAAAACACATGCCTATAGTGATGGATACCATACTGATGGTACCATGAACTTTTATCGAGTAGGCATGGCTGCTGCCATGGCAGATGGTGGAGACAAGCCTGTAGATTTAGATGAGCGTACTTGGTATTCAACTAATAATGTAGCAGTACCTTACAGTGACTTGGAACACAAAATGATGCATCAAGCATTCAAAACTGTTAAAACAAATGTAAAAAATCCAGTTAAGGATCGCAAAAGTCGTGAAGCAGACGATACACATAAAACTAGCCCAGTTAGGGCGAAATCAAAAAATAAATTCGGCGTCTAAGTCTTGACTTAGTATAGATAGTATCATACACTATCTATATGACACAAATTATTGGCATATCAGGATTCATTGGCTCAGGCAAAGACACTGTGGCCGACTACCTTGTTAACTATCATGGCTTTCGTAGAGAAAGTTTTGCTAATACTTTAAAAGATGCTGTGGCCTGTGTGTTTGGCTGGGACAGAATCATGCTGGAAGGCCGGACTGCTGCTAGTCGTGCCTGGCGTGAACAAGTAGATACATGGTGGGC